CAATTACACGATCTTTTAGGTTATCACGCTCCACCTCTAGTTCAAAGTGCTTGATAAACCTGCGTTGCAGTTCAAACGAGATTGAGGAGAGGTTGTAGTTGGGCGAGATTACTAGGACATTGCAGTTTGGCACTAGTGAGACTAGTTGCGCGATTATGTTAGCAATATAGGTTTTGCCTAGACGACGAGCTAGTGCAGCTACAACAAAACGGTATTTGGGATTGTTGACCGCATTGATCAGTGCCAGTTGCGCGCGGTTGAGCTGATCCCAAGCTCCGATCAGCTTAAGGTAATTTTCGATAGGCAGTTTAATAAATCGAGTATGTGGGTCGAACTCCTGGATCCCGTCCCACTCTACATCACTACGGGAGACTTTAAGCAAGTTTGTCTCCCAACAATTTCTGGATCAGCTGACCATAACGGGTGCCATCGCCACCCTCGTTGATCTGCACATTAACCTGATTTTTGGGCCCGCCTTGCCGCAACTTCTCTAGCTGAATTTCACGGTCTAGCAATTCCATTGACATCTTATGCGAGAGTGCAAGTAGTTCCGATATGTCTTTGGTGCTGCCCGTTTGCGACTCTTCCAGCTCCTGAAACTTTTGTTGGATTAAGGCGTCCATGGCACGCCGCATACGAAACCGGTTGTTGAAGCCTAAGTCGAAGAATACCTGGTTAATGTAGGATTTCACATCTGGACGCTTTAGGATCTGGGCAACGTCGTGGGGTTCTAAGTTTAGGACAGTGGCTACCTCCTGGGTATTTTGGTGTTCTAGGTAGAGATTAGCCACCTCCAATAATTCGGGGCTTATGTTGATGGTGTCGGTGGGTAGTTGGTTCATTGGTGTCCTCTATTTTTATAAAGTGTAACATATTCTGCAGTTTAGGGTCAATGGGTAAATTTTCCTTGGTGTTACACGCGTGGGTGGGCGCACAGATTTTTTTGAATGTCAAGTCAACTAACCGCCCCTGTTACGTTATAACATCACATGGCCTGGTGCTGTTACAAATTGTTACAATTCAATGCTTGCATAAATTCTTCAACCCTGTATAATTAAACACATCGAAGCACACAACCTGGGAAGCACAATGCGAAACACCTATACAATCAGCTACTACTTGCAAGGCAAGCAAGGCTCTGTTACACTACAGGCTCAAAGCGAGGATGATGCTTGCGGGCTTGTCAAGGCAATGCACAAGGGTTGCCGTATCTTCCACGTTATGAATTACAATCTTTATTGAGGCTAACATGAAAAGCGCATTAGGTTTTGGGCTTGTGTTTTTTGGGATTGTGTTGCTTGCCGGCGTAGCCGGCGGGCTTGACCAGATACCCGCGACCGGTTCCGTGGTATACTGGTTGACCAGCGTAATGCTGGCACTTGCTGGTTTTGCTGCTGGCTTGCTTGGAATCTCATTCATTGACAAAGGGGAATAAATCATGGCTGAAAAGACTGCAAACTACACTTCGGAACAAACCCTTAAACTTGTGGCCGATTACAAGGCTGGCATACAGGTTGAGGATATTGCCAAGGCAATGGGCAAATCGGTTCGTTCGATTGTCGCAAAATTGTCCCGTGAGGGTGTATACCAGAAAAAGGAATACACAACCAAAACTGGTGAGGCTCCCGTCAAAAAGGATGAGCACGCCGATATGATCGGCAAGGCTTTGAACCTTTCAGAAGGGGATACCGATTCACTTGCCAAGGCTAACAAGCGCGCGCTTGCCGCGATTGCCGAATTCATCAAGGCTCGGGCTTGACACAAGGGGCGCAAGCCCCTATACTTTGCTTTTGACACTTAGGGGAATGCAATGGATACATATCAGCTTATGGGTTTCAAGGATCGGTTGACCTATCTGGAATCGTTGGCCAAGGAATATCAATTGCCCATGCTAACGGTTAAACGTGCGGCAAACCTTTGTGGTATTGACGAAGATTTTGACGGGCTAATCGCTCACCTTGAAGATATTGCAGCACTACGCGACGACGTAAAATCCTAGCCCTTGCCAGGGTGTTGTATTTTTGCAACACGCTGGCGCCAAAATTATATCATATAATTTTGGCCCGTGTCAAGCATTTTAGCAAAAATATTTTTCTATGGGCCTGGCTGGGTCGATTAAAAAATACAATGGGCTAGGGGTTGCACAATCCCCAAAAACCTGTATAATTTTCTACATGGACAAAACACAAGGAAACAAAATGATGAACGATCCTCAAATGATAGTTGACCATGCCATGCAATGTGGCGCGATCTGGGCTGGCATTGATAACCTTGCACTTCACAAGGATCGCAAAGCGGTTGCAGCATCGTTCTCAAGCACGCACGATGCTCAGGAATTCGTGTACTATATACACGATTGGCTCGATGAGCATGACTTTCCTGATTTGCCTGTATCTTACGACGAAGAATTTGTGTTGGTCTGGCTCTGAAACTTAACCTTGAAAGGGTTTATCATGAAAAAATGGGATCAAGTTTTACGGCGTAATCTTCTGTCCGACCTTGAGGGAGAAGGTGGCTCGCTGGTTTATGATGTTGAGGAGGGTATCACGGTTGCGGTTCGCCCCAGTGTGCCCGAATCATGGAGCCGGAATTCCGTGAACTGGGTGAAAATCGCGGTTGCCTATTGTGCAGACTTCGATGCCTATGACCCGATCAAGGGTGAGATTCTGGCAATGGAGCGAGCCTTTCAGGGCGAAACGGTTTCGTTTCCCCGTATGCCCGGAGAAACTACGCTGGAAGTTGCCCTTAACTTTTTGCGATTTGTCAAGGGTGACGTAAACTAGGGTAAACCCCAGGTGTTGCGTAGGCGCAACACCTGGGCGCCAATTTTATCATATAAAATTGGCCCGTGTCAAGGGTTTTTGCAAAAAATTTTTTCTATGGGCGTGCGCGTGTCGATAGAAAAATACAATGGGACCTGGCTTGCTCTAGACTCAATTTTCCTGTACTATTAGCACATGGACACTTTCAACCCTCTGCTGAAACCGTGGCGCATCGCGTGTGGCGTGTGGCCGGAACTGGAATTGCACAATGCTCCGACCTTCAAAATCTCGGAACGGTTAACCCGTACTGCCGGAATGTGCTACCCGGAATCCGGCGAGATTATTCTTTCCGGCCCCTACTTGCGCGAATACCGGCGTGAAATGATGGGCGAGATTCTGACCCATGAAACTGCACATTATATCGACTACTGCCTGAACGGATGGAAAAAATATAAGCGGCATCACGGCAAACCGTGGCAGGAAATCATGTATACTCTAGGGTACGAACCGAAACCTTTTCACACAATGGAATTGAGATAATGGCAATCAAGCGAATCAGAATTTACGACATGGACGGAACCATTGTATGCTCGCTGCATCGTTACCGGACTATCATCGACGATAGGGGCGAGCGTATCGACCTAGACTATTGGCGCGAGAATGAATACAGGGCGCTTGACGATTCACTCTTACCGCTGGTCGAAGAATACTGGCAAGACCTTAACGATCCTGAAACGTATACCATAATTGCTACTGCGCGCGTACTAGGCGAACCGGATCGAGAATTTATCCGCGACACTCTAGGCGAACCGGACTATATCGTTTCGCGTAAACAGGGCGACACTCAATCAGGTCGAACTCTTAAAATCGGTGGACTAGCAAAGTTTTTCAACCTTGTCAACTTCCAGACCGATGACGTTGTTTTTTATGAGGATAACGTCGAATATCTTAAAGCAGTCTGCGACCGTTTCGGTATCCGTGGCGTGTATATTCCGAGTAAACAGGGCCATTGATGAAAATTGCCTTTTGCCTCTTACTGGTCGGTCATCTGGTAACAACCTCTCGATACAGGGCGCGCGAATACCTTGAGGAGGAACCTGTAATGTGGCAATGGGTTGAAGGACGATAGGGGCATACGCCCCTATTATTTTGCCCAGGCCATGTGATGTTATAACGTAACATTGAGATGTTTCACATGAAACAATGGTGTTGTATAAAAACCACGTGGGCGCCAATTTTACTATAGTAAAATTGGCCGTGTCAAGCACTAAATTGTAAATAATTGTAACAAAACCTGGCCCGTGTCGTTTTTTGTACACTAGGGTTTCCCCCACTAGAATTTTTTGCACGGGGCTGGATTCTGTGCTAGAATCTGTTTGTGGCAATTGCCACGCGCGATTTCCGGCGCTTTCCGGTAAAGGGTAGAAAATGGCTCGCAAGCAGTTCTTTTGTATCGTTGACACTGAGACAACGATTAATGATACCGTGGCTGATTTTGGTGCGGTAATCGTTGACCGTGAGGGTAAGATTTTCACGCAATGTGCGGTTCTGGTTCGTGGTGAATATGGGGATAAAACCCTGTTCCATCGCAAAGAAAATTCTGATATCTGGGGTTTTGCTGGTTTGCGTAAACGTGAGGCGCAATATGTTGCCATGCTAGATTCTGGCGCGCGTATGCTTGCCAGCGTACCGGCAATTAATCGTTGGCTTGCGCTTGCGGTCGGAAAATATAATCCGATCCTCACTGCATACAATCTAAACTTCGACGAAGGTAAATGCCGGAATACCGGAATTGACATTGACCTATTTACTGATCGGTTTTGTCTATGGCAAGCTGCAATCGGTAATATTTGCGGAACTCGCAAATATCGTCAATTCTGCCTTGAGAATCACCTATTTAATAATCGCACAGATAAAGGCAATCTGTCTTTTCAAACCACTGCGGAATCGGTTTGCGGATTTATTCAGGGTGAATTTAAGATTGAACCGCATACTGCTATCGAGGATGCGCGCGATTTTGAATTGCCCATTCTCGCCAGTATTATCAAGCGTAAACACTGGCGCGATAATCTGAAAGCGCATACATGGTATGATTTTCAGGTCAAAAACCACTTCAAGGCGATTTAATTATGTCGGATGCAATCGGTATTATCGGCTCGATTGCATTCGCAACCTGCGCGATTCCGCAGGTTGTAGAATGCTATCGTAAACGATCCGCTGAGGGTTTATCGTGGATGTTTTTAATCCTCTGGGCAATTGGCGAGATATTCACAATTATTTATATCTGGCCTAATCAAGACTGGATTTTACTTTCCAATTATCTGTTTAATTCTCTTTGCCTTGCGGTAATGATTTTTTTCAAAATTGAGGATACCAGAAAATGAAGTTTCGCAAATCTGATATTGAACTATTCCAGCGAATTGCGGAAACCGAAATTAGAATCCGCAAACCCGTAGTTTTGCAGGTTTGCAAGACTATAAATCTGGGCGGTGTTTATTGTGTAGGATTATGGGAAGATGAATTCGATTATCACCTAATCCAAGTTTCACGCGCTGAAATCTGGAATCCGGTTGAATTATTCGCAACCATTATTCATGAATATATTCACGCATGGCAATCTGAAAATAATCTTCCAGTAAATCATTCTCCCTCGGGTTATTTTCCACATTGGCGAAAATATTTCCGGCAATATTATCAGGTTAATATTGCCGGATTTAATAACTAAATAAAACCCCGCGAGGGGTTTTATTTTGCCAGGCCTATGTGATGTTATAACATCACACCCATGTGATGTTATAACATCACACTTTGCTGGCGCCAAATTTTATCATATAAAATTTGGCCGTGTCAAGGGTTTTTTGAAAAATATTTTTCTATGGGGTTTGGGGTGTCGATTAAAAAATACAATCGCTCACCCAGGGCGCAGGGCTAGATTTTCGTGTAGAATCTTTTCTGTGGCGAGTGCATGGGGCGCTTGCCCGAAACTAGGGGATAGAAAATGGCAGAAAAAGCCGTGAACTATACCGCCGAGCAGACCGCGAAATTGGTCGCGGATTATGTGGGCGGTGTTTCCGTGGAAAGCATTGCCGAAAATCTCGGCAAATCGGTTCGCTCGATTGTGGCGAAACTGTCGCGTGAAGGTGTTTACCAGAAAAAGGTTTATACCACGAAAACCGGCGAACCGGTTCAAAAAAAGGATATGACTGCGGATGCTATCGGTCGAATCCTGAACCTGAGCGAAGCCGATACCGACTCGCTCACGAAAGCGAACAAGCGCGCGCTGAAGGCGATTTTCGATGCGCTTGCCAATTCTAAACCGCTGTAAACTGGAAAACCCCTAGGCTTTGGCCTAGGGGTTTTGAAGGGATAGATTATGCTCAATCATTCTGTTATTGCCATAATGCACGATTCAGAAGGCTTTGTATCTGTTGGATATGGTACTGATCCAGAATCAGCACTGCAAGATTTGCAGGCAGCTCTAAATGAAGAACTTTTAGACCATCGAATGATAACCTTTTACCGTTCGATGGACGTTAAAATTAAATTGTGCATAGAATAGCCTAGCACAATTCGTGCCAGCCCCGACCCCGGTCGGGGCTTTTTTTCGCCCCAACCCCGCCTGGCACGGTTTTTGCCTTAGCAAGAACTGTGCCAGGCGCTGGCGCCGATTTTATCATATAAAATCGGCCCGTGTCAAGCGCAGAATTGTAACAATTTGTAACCGTGGCTTTTTTACCACAAAGCAAGATTCGTGCCAGGCCTAGATGAGAATGATTCTCATTCGCACCAAGCAAAATTCGTGCCACTAGCAAGATTCGTGCCAGCCTAGCGAAGTGAGCACTTACTAACCCCACCAAGTTAGTGAGCACTTACTAACCTCCCGGGGAGGTTGCGCCAGTGCAAAACCTTCGCAAGTGCAAAATCTTGCGCGTGCGCCAGTGCAAAACCTTGCAAGCGCAAAAACTTGGTCTTTCTGCGCCAGTGCAAAAGTGGCAAACCGAAAAATCTAGTCTTGCCCGCGACCGCTAAGCCATGTATAATATTTATATTGAGTCAGCGATTAAAGGAATAACATGAACAAATTTGTGCCGCCGGATACCGTAGGCGATTTACCTGACTGGTTGAAGCCTAAAAAATCTTGACTTGATTCTCAAGCCTAATCCCTGTATAATATTTATATTGATTGATAAGGAAACTCAAATGACTGACAAAGTAATGAACTATACCCCTGAACAAGTTCAGGAACTGGTCCAGAAGTATCAGCAAGGCGTCTCTGTGGAGCAACTGGCTGAAACTCTTGGCAAGAGCGTGCGTTCGGTGGTTGCTAAGCTGAGCCGCGAGGGTGTGTACGTAGCGAAGACTCGATCCACGCAGGCGGCCCGTGTCACCAAAGCTGAGCTGGTCGAGCGCATTGCTCGGGTGTGTGATCGTAATAGCGAACAGTTTGAATCGCTGGAAAAAGCAAATCAGGATGTTTTGACCCGCCTGGTCGAAGTGCTCAAAGCCTGATCCCCGGGGGCTGCAAAAATTTACTCTTGCAGCCCCTACTCAAACAGTGTATAATATTATTATAGTTTGGGAAATGCGATAAAGCGCACAAACAGAGTCCACTTAGCCAACTACAAGTGTCGATAACCTAAGTACGAGACTCAAGTTTGATTCCCAAACTATCCCACTTCAGAAAGGCAGCAGTTAGTTACTGCTAGCAGATGGTAAGTATTGGTCTGTAGTTTCTGATGTCTGGCTCTGATAGGTCCAAGCAGTCCAACTACCTGGAGGCAGTAACCTCTGGGGAACGCACTCACGGAATCAACCAGACCCTAAACCAAGGCAATTTTAACCATCGTTGCTGCTTTTCACCCTATTCCTCTGATGAGCTCACCGAGAGCGAAACCCAAACCCGAAAACTGGTGCCCCATGCCCAGCAGACTACGGTTTAGGGTCAGGAATTGAGCCCACCAGTGCAAACTGGTGGGCTTTTTTATTTGGGGTAGTGCGCCAATATTATACAGTGGGAAAGCTATATGTGTCAAGAGCAAATTTGTGGGTGTTTTGACCCTAAGCCACAGCAAGTCGGTACAATTTACGCCCGCAAAGCAAAAACCCCCAAAGCCATCACGGTTTTGGGGGTTTTTTCACTTCTAACGGTTTAGGGTCGGTTATTCCTACTTAATTCCCGTTCTATGACCTCAAGTACGCCTTTATTGACCTTTTCCAGACTTTCTAGGAGTTCAAGGTTCATGTTGAGCAGTAGGGCGATTCGTTCTATGTATTCTGACTTCTTAACCGGTACCTCACCGCGTTTGTTTAGGTACTGTTTTTTCTGGTACACCTCGAGCGAGCTGAGCTTGGCAATTATGCTACGAGTTGGCACTTGGAGCTCCTGAGCTAGCACGTCCACCGAGACACCTTCCCGGTACCTTTGCACTAGACGGTCAGTGATTTCTTTAGTATATTTCATGTTGTTAGTCGTCCCATGGCATATCTGCGACTTTAACGTGTTTTGGACCCTCAGTCGCCACAACCGAAAAAATCTCATCTGGTACTAAAGGCGTGGGCATTGTATCCCATTGCCAAGGATCTAAGATTAAGTATTGTGTTCGTAGCTGTGGATGGCAAACCCAAATTTGTGTCAACATTGTGACCGCCAGACGAGGAATCTCACGCCATATAGTGGGCAGACCAGTGAGCTGCCAAGTTGTAAGTGCACTTTTATACTGACCCTGCTTTTGTCCAGTTTTGTATAGCAACCCTTGCTGGCGAATTTCGATGAGCTCTTGTGACCCTAAACTGGACCAGTCCGGATTATGGCTAGCCCATAGCAAACACTCGTAAAGTTCTTTAGGAATCACACGATCCAAGCCCTCCAGGGGCCAGCTCTGGTATGGAACTCCACGATCTCGACGTTGTGCTAGGAGGATAGTAGGAGCTAGACTACTCCAGTTGACAGAGCTGGGATGGCTTTGACGCTTGACCAGGTGGCTGCGATTTACTCGGTTAACTAGCCTCCACAGTCCTAGTTCCCAATCGCTACAAATGTTAATACGGAGTGTTTTGGGAATATCTACCATACCCCCATCATCTAAGATAAGATTCCAGCGATTATAATGTGCTAAAATCTGAGGCCACAACCACTCTTCTTTTAGTACCAGTTGTTGTTCCGCAACCCAAACCTCCAGCAGTTTAGGGTCGGTCTGATTAGCTATTTCATGTAGTGGAATTGCTTCCAGCTTATTTAGTTTTTGCATCGAGTTTTAGCGTAAAAATTGGGGTATAAAAAATTTATTATAATTCTTTTAAAAGAAAACAATTCTCCAACTTATAAAGTTGGTAGTGATTAACACCTCTAGTTCTTAAAACA